TCTGGCATCTCCAGGGCCACGGATTCTTTTTCTACCAAGTCCTGCTGTTCAGGGTCAACAGGCTTTTTCGGCTCATATGTTAATAAATCAATAAGCTTGCTGACTCTTCCTTTTCTCTGCTGTGGTTCTGGTTCTTGTAAATCGGGAAGAAATTTAAGATGAGGCTTTCCGGGAACTCGGAGATCCATAGGATGTTGTTTTGGATATTGATTCTCTTCGCTGAATAATTCATCAAGCGTCTTAAATTCAGACTTTTGTTTTTTAGAAGGAGAAAGAATCGACATTTATTAATTGCCTTTCTTTGCGAAGTGTCTACCGAAATATTCAATATCGTCATTATCCATATCCAGAGGATCAAGTTTTTGATTGATATATTTTTCTAAATATTTTATTCTATGCTCAGGTTGAACATGGGAAAACATTTCATCCAATTCGCCATTTTCGTACTGAGCAATAATACTATCACGTATTGCCCGTCCTTGTTCGTAACGCATATTCAACTCTTGAGGATTGAAATCAGGACCACCGGCTTTTCGAATCCTGTTCGTCTCTTTAAGCCAATAAACCGAATCTGTATAGGCTGACTGTGTTTGAGTTGCCGCAGCTCTCATTTGGTCAGAATATTTTGGTTCTTTAATATCCATTTTGTTCATCTGGCCAGTTTCTTTGTCCAGATCCCACCCTTCACCAGTTTTCGTTTCAGCGCTCAAAATATCTTCCGCACTTTTCATTTTCTTGGTATATTCGCCCATCTTGTCACTCGGCTTTTTCTTCCCAGCTACTGTTTTTGGCGCATATCTAAGTTCTCGCATTTTAGATAGTTGGGCCTTTTGTTCAGGGGTTGCTTTACCCTTGACCACCAAAATACTCAATCGGTAAAACTCGTTATCGAATTGCTCCTTGGGTGTCGTCTTGTCGTCATCTTCGGGTTTTTTAAAAATATCTTTCCCCGGATTCAGGCGATTATATTCTAAACTGTCAGCTTTTGTTACCCCTGTTGAACCAAGTGCAAGGAGATTGGCAGCCTTTCTTTCCTTAACAAGTTCACTGGCAGATTTTTTCTTTAGAATTCCATGCCTTTCGGCAGCCAAAGAATCCTGTGCGGTTGCAGTACCGAGACCAAGTTTGGCTATTACCATCTTCTTTTGTTCTGCCGCTTCCCGGGTAAGTCTATTAGCATCACTTTCTCCGAAAGCACTCAAGAACGCATCAACTTTAGCTTGACTTAATACTCTCTTTTTCTTTTTTTTGTCTTGATCGCCCATAACCTGAATTCCTTTTAATAAAGCACCTGTAATAGCCTTAATTCAGCGTCTCCGCTTATATTTTACGTTCAGGGTCTCTTTCTCCTGCCCTAACCATTTTAGCCTTATTAATTCTCATAAAAAGAATCCGGCAGCCATCCGAACATATCAAGCATTTTCATGATCTCTGCTTTCTTGCTCGGATCTTTCATCATAATTTCCATAATCTGTTGTTCGTTCATTTTGCCGTTTTCAAGATACTTTGAAGCATATCCGGTATCACGCATGAGGCTTATTGCTTTTGCCGGATCGGGTTGTCCCATGGCATATTCAAACATTTTGGCCGGATCTGAGAAGTCAACGCCAGTTGCGGATTTTTCCCCAAGTTTCCCTGTCACATAACCGGCGGCAGCATCCACAACACCACCTACCAATTGCTGTCTGTTTTCACCCTTTTGTTGCCGTACACGTTCAGCCCAACTGGTCTCGGCCATAGCGTATTCGTCTTTGGCTTGCTCTTTGGATTCGACATTGGCCACGTTTATTTTTCGAGCGGTATCGGATACCGGTGTGATTGCCTGGGCATCGATCTCCGCCTGCTTGCCCATACCAGCCACACTGCCAAGCATCCCCTGTGAAGCCAACCGGCCTCGATATCCGGCCTTTGCGCCTTGGGCGATATTTCCTGCAGTCTTGGCCACATCACCAATAATCTCTCTGCGCTGGGCAGGCCCATACATCCCGGTCTTCATACGTTCTTTCAGCCTTTTGGCATAGGACGTTTCCCCAAATTCAGGTTGATTTATACGACCCCAAAGATACTTGGCAAGGGCGGTTCCACCCTTTACCAGTGCGGTTCCAAGAATAGGATCCATAGTTTAGCTCCTGACTTTCTTTCCCGTACCTTGAGCGGGAGTTACTTTATCGTTTAAAATCTTGATCTGATTGTGTGCATTTGTTAAAGCTTTATCAGCCCTATCCATCTTTCTGTCAATCCTCCACGCATAAGATTCGGCCACATCCAGAAGAATCTCATGATGTGCCTTGTTCAACACAGGATCTACGCCCCTTGCAATATCAGCAGGTACGGCCAGAAAATACACATCTGCCGTAGTTGCTGCATAGGTATCACATAAAACATGAACCTTCTCATTCCAGATATAATGCTTGATCCGTGTATCTGAATATCCCATGAGCGAATTTTCAGTATTCTTTAGATCCTTAGCGTCAATTTCAATGCTCCACTTGCCACCGGTCCCGCCCGGGTAAACTTTCACATTGACAATCCCCTCTTTGCCTTGAATGACACCATTCCCATCATTAAGAGCAGAGAAAGCAACTGCCTGATCAGCAACCGCAACGGCTTCTTCTGTCTCTTCAAATTCAGTTAGATAGTTTTGATGAAGCATGGTGGCCACATAAATCTGGGCTTTAATAAGCCAGTTCAGGCGGTCCTTCTCTTCAAAAATAGGATTCTCTGCGTCATTATCTTCCAATCGAACGCTCAACTGATCCAGTAAATCTGTAGTTATTTCACCAGCCATATCAAACCTCAATCATGTTCAATTAACATTGAATAAAATTCCCAGTCATCCGTATTCGCAGACTGATCAATAATCTCCAAAATAAAACTTTCACATCTCTTTCTGAGAGCTATTCCCATTGTTGTAGGAAGTGCGCTTGCCCTTAAAATTCCGCGCTTCACGACACTACTTCCATCTTCTGAGTAAAGATTGATATAAAGATCCACATCGGATTTGTAATGTACGCGGGCATATCGTAAAATCTCTTTTCTTTCCATGGAAATATGAAATTTCTTGGTTTTAAACGATGCAATCACAGACTCCTTGACAGATGTGCGATAACAAAGCTTGGTGGAATTGTCAAAGATTAAAGCATTTCCATTTTCATCAAGGCTGGCCACATCAATATTCACACCAGAAACAATGCGTCGCCATTTCTCAGTAACGATATTATACGCCCAAATCACACCCTCTTTGAACTGGAAAATTGCTTCTGTGTTTATTGCATCATATACAGACTTAATATTAGGCACTTCCGAAATGGGATCAAGAGCAAGAAAGATATCATTGATTGGTTCTGATATTCGATTCTCTATAAGCGGAGTTGTTTCACTGCTTGTTAAAATATTCAAATCAATCAGGTATATCCCATCATAAGAAATTATTATAAACTTATCTCCTACCAGAAGTACACCTAATGGTGCGATATTCCCTCTATTATATTTTGTCTCATACATTCTCCATGTAGCTGAATTGGCGGGATCCACAATATCCTTACGCATGATAGCATGTTTTTTTAATGGAGCAAGGGATCCGAATATTGCTCCCAGCCCTGTAACAGGCCCTCCCTCTCTGTCGGGAACAGGCTCCACATTTGAAACAGGACAAGCATCATAACATCCCACCTCTGAGAAACCAATCCAGTCTTCATGAATTTCATTCTCTCCACCTGGGTCGAGTACAAGTCTTCCGGTAAATAATATATTTTCAAGAATAATTGCAAACTGGCAATTCTGCTTTAGCGAGGGTTCACCCGGGTATGGATGTGCTGTGGCTGGCCCCGTTAGATCATTATCATAAAATCTATAATCTATATTATTGCTTGATGCATCTAATATGCTGGCATCCTCGGCATAATACAAGCCATCAGTTGGAAGCATTAATGTATAGCCATAATTCTGAACAACATACTCAGCATAAACAGGTTCTTTTAGATGTATTGCCTTTTGTTCCTGGTCATCAATGACTCTCTCATACCCTGCAAGAATCCACTGACCAGCCTCGTCGGTTCCAAATACAACTTCTAACCTGAATGTATCCTCGTCCGGTACAGATAAAATAACAAATGTTCCATTATATTCTGTATTTTCAGTAAAACCTAACAGCTGTATAATATCACCAGAACTTCTTCCGTGATCAGCGGATGTAAAATCTGTATAATCTGCACCCCCAGAAGCAGCCGAAGTTATTGCAGTTCCACCATGCTCTTCAAGTTTTATAATACCACTAACAGCAGTCTTTGCTTCAACATCACTATTATCAAGGATTATTGTCTTCCCACCCCAAAACGAACCATTGTTGTTACCACGAAGACTTTTCCACGCAAGAGCCGGGTCATCCCTATATTGAAGCCTCCACACCTTATTCCAGCTATCAATATAGGCAGCCACACCAACAACGCCGTTCATTGGGAATATTTCATGACCTGATCCGGATATTGTGTTGCTTGACCACACATAATACCAAGCGGGTGTATCATAAGTCGCGTATGCTTTTATGCGATAATTTCTTCCTGAAACAAATTCATAATCTACAAGCTCAGGTATGTAAATATACATGCCTCCCAAATAGGCATTCTCGGTTTCTGTTATTATATCCTCTGCTTTTCGGTTAAATTCAATCGTATGAATATTCAAATATTCACCATCAGGCGTATCACAACGGTAGACCTTCATTGCTGTTATGCGTTTATTGTGTGTTAATTTATTTATTGAAAATTGTAATCTTAAATAAAACTCTATAGCATTATGAATATAAAAAGAAACCTTTAATGGCTCCTCCGTTAAAAGACTTTCCTGAACACCATCATAGACATAACTGAATTTATAATATCTTATATCGTCGGTCCCCTCTGGGCTATAATCACCTCTCCATAAAAGCGTGGCAATAAAATCCAAATCCGGCCTTTCAAGATCAGTGGCATATCCAAAAAATCCCTTCTGATAATCTTTCGTGCCCGCATCTACCTCAGCCTCGGTTCCAGCCGCAAGAATCCCATCGAAGAAATCAGTATCAATCTTGCCAATCCAGATTCCTCTTGCTTCGTTTCCTCCAATCTCGCCTACATTCCCCGGGAGAAGCCTAAGTATATTATTGGCTTGAATAATTGGATTTTGATCATTCTTGTGATAAAAACTGCCAAGTGTATTTTGAAGCAAATCAGAAATATCGGCCCATCTCTCACCGTTCCAATATTTTAAAGTTACTTCTCCAGTGAGGCCATCAATTATGACAACGATATAAACATACCCATGGCCGGAGCCTACAGGACATCTTAAATCTTCATGCGTATAAACGGCTATATTTTTAATTGGACCGCTAAGAATCTTGGTTAAATCTTGATCGATCCAATATTTGCCATCCTCCCAAACCTGGGAATCATCCCAAACACCGCCTGGATTATTATCGTCATCAATCACGTCCATTATATTCAGGTCAAACCTGTCTCCAAATCCGTGCGTCTTTATAAGCTTACCATTCCTTGGAAGGAGATTATTTATTGCAATGGCATGATCCTTTGGAATATCTTCAAGATCGACATTTGTAATGGTTCCTGCAATATTTTCAATTAATTCTTTGGGCATTTCAAATCCTAAAATACATTAATCTCATAATCAAATTCAGCTTCGGTTGAGGTCCCCTGTCCACCCACACCAATGACAACCTGAGTAGTGGAAACAGATACGAGATAAATATCCCAATCGCATTTTTTAGTTAAAATAATAGTAGGTGCAGAACTGTAAGTTCTGGTAAAATCATGAGTAACTATTGTCAAATCCAGGGGATCCCCGGTTGCAGGCGCGCCTGAACTTCTTGCAAGAGTCTCTTTTAATCTTCCATCGCCATATCCCGTCAGTTTCTCCCATCCAGTCCCATTATAAAAAATGGCATCATACTGAACACACACAATCCCACCATAAGTTGCTGCATTCTCAACAATGTAAAAATCTCCCTGACTTGGACTTCCGGTTACGGAGTCACCAGTTTCCAAAATACCAAGAAAGGTTAATCCGCTGACAAGGTCCGTATATATTTCACGAAGCATATCATTCAATTTTGTGCGAACCGAAAGGCCGCTATCACCATTAGCCAATTCTTGTCTTGCCATGATTAACTTCCTTCCGCGTATACACGCATTCTGTACGGTTCGCCTGGGGCGCTTCTTAAATCGCTAAATGTCGCATAGGCATAAAGTATCCATATACCCGCTTGGTCCAGCTCTGTTCCGGTCAGGTCATAATATATCTTTGTATTCTCATCGCTGATTTTTGAAGCCGCCCAGGTTCCGGTTGTTCCGTCAGGCTTTATATATTTGATCTGAACGGTACCTGCATCTGAAACATCCTGCAGGGTATCCATTTGGATACGCAAAGCCGATTGATTGACATATACCTTATTCATATTTTTGACTCGCCTTCAATTAAAACAGTTATTTCGGATTGGACCTGAAGACCAAGAATATCCAGCAAAAGATGAGCAAGCGTCACATTAATTGTGGGTGCGATGGTCATAATAAGTTCCAGGATTAAAAGAGCCTCACATTCTAAAGTACAATCAATAGGAAGACCAAGAGTAATTTGTTTATCCGCTTCAACTTCAACAGTAGGAGTGATTGGATGCGTAAGCAATAATGTACTTTCAGCCTCGCATTCTAAAGTGGCCTCACCAGGGATGCCATACGAAACCGGTAGTAATGCCTCGCATTCCAGGGTACAGTCAATCGGGATCCCCAGTGAAACCAATAAGAGGCTTTCGGTCTCGATAGTTGCTTCACCAGAGATGATCAATAAAACTGGCAAAAGAGATTCAGCCTCAATGGTCGCCTCACTCGGAACAATCAATAAAGCAGGCAATCCAGCATCAACATCAAAGGTACAGTCGATGGATTCATTGACATCAGCCATAATTATTCCGGAATATCAGCTTTAATATCCAATGGCTGAATGGTAACCGTATCGGTATTGCCAACCACTTTCAGACCCCAGTTTTCGGCACAATAAAGCTTTCCGGAAGTCTTTCCCCTGATTGCCCATCCGTACACATTTAAAGCTCCGGTGATCGACCAGGAAACTCCCGTAGTGCTGTTGTACCTGGAAACAACCGGATCCGCATCCGTGGCAGCGTCCCAAGTCGCCTTTGTCAAGTCCTGTTTCTCTCCGCCGTTTGTAGTTATCTCGGTCAGGTCTGTGTCCACAGTAGCATCGACGATTGTCTCATCATTGCTGAAAAGAAATATTTCTTTGTCCTCCGGAGTCGCATTGTCCAAAAAAAGCGCATCCATAGCTTCTCGTAAACCTTCAATTAACCATTGAGCAGCCATCATTTTCTCCTATTAAGTTAGTACCTTTTGATTTCTTTGTAAGAGTAAGGTAATGCACTATTTATGCTCTTTTGCCTATGCACAAATAGTGGATCTGTATATTTTATTGACATTATTTATCATTCCTTTTTACTTTGTGAATAAATTTACTATTGTGTTAAGTACACAGTATCCGCTCGCGCAGCTACTGAATTGTAAAATATAATTC